CATCGGATAATTGTACCGGTGTAATTTCTGCCTGACTTTCTTTATTATCGTTAAAAGCAATGATGAATTTCCCGGCATTGTTGGTCCCGGCGAATTTATCCGCTATTTTTTGTTCGATTAATTGTCTTTCCTGTTCATTCGGGGTACCATTATTGAAATTTATTAACATACTAGGCGATAGGCCTGAACGTATATTATTGATATGGTAATTCGATACCTCTTCTTCTAATTCAGCATATTGTAAAGACCCCTGATAATCGACAGGGGAATAGTAGTAAAAGCCTGATTTATAAGGTTTTACGTATAGTATTTCAATACTTTCTTTTGATGTTCCAAAAGCAGGTATTCTTAACGGTGTATCTGACTTTTTTATATTTGGCCAATCTGCAAAATAATAGTAAGCCTCTATTTCACCATCTTTATTTGCTCTTTCTGCTCTAAGTGTTTCAATTGGAAAATGCTCTACTTTTGCAATTTTCTTTCTGTCTTTAGTGTAAATTACCTGAATTGCACATTGACCCATTAATTTTAAGTCATAGCAAAGTTTTCTAACGTCATCTTTTTTAAACAACGAAACCATTTGAGCATACTCGTTTGGTCTTCTACTAGAATCTGTAGCGTTTAATCCCTTACCGTAAATAGCCTGAGAAATTCCGGTTATTGCAGCGTTATTTGTTGGGCTACCATTAAATCTATCGATTAAAAACTGAAAATAATTATTATCACTCCCGTAGCGAATCCAATCCTCACCTTTTACCTCCACAATTTCGGGGCTTGTATAGGTTGATAAATTAACAAATCCAAATTCTGAACTTTTTGAGGCTCTTTTAAATTGACCTTTGTTATTTCTTAGTCTTTTATTTTCCATATTTATGGTACTTGGTATGTATTGTCAAATCCGTTATAATGTACGTATTCGCCTTTGTTTAATTGATAATGGTCATTGTCATTTAATTGGTCTATGTCTTGGTCTGTACAAAATATTTTGTCCCTAAATATATCTTCTTTAAAATTAGAATCAATCTGCCAAAACACATCGTATAAATTCCAAAAACTATTGTTGGTATTCCAAAAATTATAATCTATAAATAAATACAAATCATAAAAATGGGCTTCTACTAAAACAGGGCTAAACACTCTGTTAAACTGTAAGTAATTACCCTCAATAGTACCTGTTTGGTTCAGATAGTCAATTGCAACATTAGTACTACTATCCCTTACCCTTAAAGTAAATGAATTATCGTCATATTGTCTAGGTATAACCGAAAGTGTTTGTGCTGCCGCTGATGTTGTTAATATTATCATTACTTATATAACGGTAAAAAACAAGCAATTTGTAAAATCAATAAGCAAAAAAAAAAGCACCCATATTTGGATGCTTTTTTATTTTAAAGAATACATTGCTTTTTAAGCAGGTACTCCGGCAGGTGTTGGGTCAATTTGCAAGCCTGCAGCCGTTACTCCTGCTCCTAAGAAATAAGGTGCTTTTTCTTCCATTCCTTCGAACGTCAAAGTAAAACCTGTTAAGTCTCCTGCAGCTGCTCCGGTTACAATTGTACCGCCCGTTAATTCTAGGCCATTTTCAAGGCCCAAAAGGAAGCTATTACCGTAGTAATCCTCAACTACTGCGTAAGGTCTAGATACTGCAAGTGTTTGCAATTCTCCCTGCGTTTTAGAGTCTAAGAAAGTTAATGTTAAATTTAAAGTTTGAGTGTAAAATGTCGTACCATTATCTCGACTTGAGGTAACAGTTGTTTCAAGACTAGAAGCCCCTTTAACATTATATTCAAACCATTCCGGTGCAGGTGAACCATTAACAATAGTTGCTAAATTGTCTGCGTCAAGTGTTATTGAGGCAATTGTGCCATAATCCGCAAAATATACGGTTTTAATCCCGCCAAAACCGCTTTTACACGGAATTTTTCTACCGGTAGTTAATAAACAAGCCATAATTTTTTTATTTTTTTTATTAGTTAACTCATTGATTTTCAATAAGTTGTATTGAATAAAAAAAGGGTAAGTAGACGAACCACCTACCCTCTTTTTAATATTAATTAATCTTAAACGTAAGAAACTATGTCAGAAGCGATTCCAAATTGAACTGCACTTGTAAACCTCATAACGATTCTCGCGTTGGCTGAGGCATCTAAATCGCTCATATCCAAGACCTTAACTTCTTGTGTCGAATTTAACAAACCGGTTCCAAAATACAAATTAGAACGTTGTGCTGCATACATTTTATCGTCAGATAATCCCTGTCCAACAAATATTTTTACACCATTAACAGTTAAAGAACCGTTGTTCCACCATTGCGTACCCATATTAGAAACACCATTTGCACCTAAACCATTTGCTGCAAATCCACCAAGGGCCTGAACATATAATTTTGCTGCTTTTGTACCGATGTAAATAAATAAATCTTCTTTACCGTATAACTGTGCAGGAATTGCTGTTACAACGTCAGATAATTTTTCGATAATATTTGCAGCCGTTAAAGCTACACCTCCACCAATTGCCTGTGCTGCCGGAATATCTCCTGCTGCTACTGCTACTGCGATTAACTTTTCAAATCCATCAAATGAATTGTTACTTGCTGCTGCTGTATCACCTTGCCAAATATTAAACTCAGTATTTTGAGCAACTTCTGCCGCAACGTGTGCAATCATAAAGTCAGAAAATTTTGGAGGTAAAGTTTGACCTAAACCGAATCCCATTGATTGGCTTTCCCAATCGTTAACGAAGTCATATTTACACAATTGAAGGTTAACCATTAACTCAACCGGCTGAATTATTCTTTCAGTTAAAGTTACAGAACTGTTTGGTGTAAAGTCACAAGCCGCTGCTTGAACTAAAGCACCTGTAGCCAATTTCTTAATCACTTCTTTGAAAGCGATGTTTGCTTTTACTGTTAATCCACCGTCATCAATAGTTGATGCAGATAATAAAGCCGCTGCAATATACTCTCCTGCAAATTCTCCTGCATAAGTTGTAGTAATATTGGTAGCTGTTGCTAATTTTACATTTTTTAAATTACTCATTTTTATTTTTATTTTACTGTTTATATTATTTGTTAGTTAATCTGTGTAATATTCTATCCATTGTAGTTGCGCCCATTTTATTGTGTACAAATTCAACTTTTTTCTTTTGAACAGATTCAGATTCAGGGTTTGCTTTAATTGAAGAAACCGCAGGCTCTAAAACTTCAGAAAATTCTTCTTTTACGGTTCTAGATTTTAAAACGTTTACCTCTTCACCAACTTTAGGCTCTTCCGGTACTTCTTCCATTTTAGATTCTTTATCACCTTTTAAATCAGCAATTGCATCTTCAAGATTTTGGATTCTTTTTTCCATACCTTTCCAATCTGCAACGTCTGCCTCTTCTTCCAATTCCTTTTCGTCTTCTTTCTTTTCGCCTTCCGGATGGTCTCCTTCGTATTCGTCGTCTTTTAGGTCTTCGGTAATTTCTTCGCCTTCTTTAGGTGTTACGTCATCCGCAACGTCTCTAATGTCTGCAATAATACCTTCTTCAGATACAACTAATAAACGGCCATCTTCAAGTAAATACTCGCCGACAGGCATAGCTACTTGTTGGTCGTCTGTAACGATAAATAATTCGCTGTCCTTTTCAAAAGAATCTGCACTAACTATAGTACCATTTTCTAACTTCATTTCTTCAAGTTTAACCTGAATATTTAAAAGTTCTTTAATTTGATTTAGTTTACTTTTCATAATTATTAATATAACGGTTTTTAATTTAGATTTTGTATTTTCAGTCTGTTCTAGATATAACTCCAATCCCTTGCGCTTGAATTGAGCCATCACAACATTTTCTAGAGTAGGTGTTTGTGTCCCAACAAAGACAAGCCCTACCACTATTAGTAGGTGATGTTCTACTTGGTATAAAACCCGGCTTTCTTCTTTCTTGCGCCATTAATTTTTTTTATTTAAAATGTTTTTTATTTTATCAATTATCAAATCTTCAGATAATTCTAGGTCCTCTTTTACTTTTGATTTTTGTTCCATTTTATCAACGAAATATCCTTCAATACTAAAAGCCTTTACCTTACCTGTTTTTACATAATCGTTCCAAACTTCTTCGTTATTGACCTTAACGGCCCCCATCCAAGTGCCTACAGGAACGTCAATTCCGTAAACTCTAGATTTATCCATTTTTTCATCTGCCACCAACCAAGTTTCAACCAAGGTCAGGCCCTCTAAATCTTTTTCGCCGTGTTCTATATTTGAATTAGATTGATTGCCATTTTGCAAATACATTTGTGAAGCCTTAGCAATAGTTTCTTTACTGAAAAAAATATAATATTCTTCTCCGTCCGGGCCATTTCTATAAATTGGTTTATTTGGGATTAATAATGCACCCATTAATAACCTTTTTTCTTTATCAACTTCAGCAAGTTGTATCGATTCCTGCTTTTTCAAAGCAACAAAATTTGACTCAATGGCCGGATTTTCTACAATTGCTATACAATCGATTCCTGCATCTTCATTTTCTTCGTCTAAAACTAATTCTATTATTTGCATATTATTATAACGTATTTAAAACTTATTTTTGTATTTGTTACCCAATTGTTGCTCCCTGTATAATGTTTCTTTCTAGACTTTGGGCCGTTGTAACGTCACCTGAAACAACAAAAGCCTGAACAGGTTGCTGTGTTTGGCCTCCTATTGCATCCGCTAATTGATTTGTATCACTTGCCCCAACTACATTAAAAGCAGGCGGCTGTGGAGGTGCAGGTTCTGCTGTAGCCATCGCGGCACCGGCCCCCGGATTAGTAGCGTTTCCACCTCCTGAAGATGGGTTTGTTGCTAAAATGCTTTTCACAGATTTAAAACCAATGGCAGCTGTTGTTGCTATATTAACCAACTTCATTGCAAAGCCCCAAGGTGTAGCGGTTTTTGTAGCCAATTCCGCGGTTATACCCTGATACGTGTTTATTAATGCAGAAGCAGCCGCTGCTGCCTTACCTGCTTTTGAATTTTCACCTAAAGCAGCCGAAATTCCGCCTAAAGTTTTCTTAGCCATATTTAATTTAGCATTATCCGCTGCAGCCTCTGCTTCTGCTATTTGGTTTATATAATTTTCTTCAATTTTAGCCAATTGCTCTTTTGAAGCCCCTAGGCTTTTTGCCTTATCTAGAGCAGCCTGTTTTTCATCTTCTAAAGAAATTTCTTTTTCCTCTGTTTCTTTTTCTAGAAAAGCAGCTAGTTTTTCGTCTTCAATTACTTTCGCTTCGTCTTCAATTACCTTTTTCTTTTCCTTAAAAGAGGCTTCAATATCTAAAAGCATTTGTTGCTTTTGTGTTTCGTGTAAACCTAGTTCTTCTAACTCCTTAATCCTATCTTCTCTTTCTGCCTCAATATCAGCAAATTTATTTTCTTTGTCTTTTATTCTTAAACTATCTTTAAAATCTTGAATTGCTAATGCTTTTGCATCTGCCTCATCATCTATTTGTTGTATTCTTGCAGCCTCTTCTCTTCTAACTGATACTAATTGACTAGAAAGTTGTTTAGCTTTTACAAGCCTTTGAGTCTCTAAGTTTATCAATTGTGCCTTTAATTCAATTTCTGCTTTAACCGCTTCTTTATCACTTAAACCTTGTTTGTTTAAATCTTGTTGAGTTTTAAGTTTTAACTTTGCAAGTTTTATTTCTTTTGCATTAATCTCATCTTCAACTTTCCCCGCTTCTTCTAAAAATTTAATCCTTTGTTGAGCAGAATAAATGTCTTTTTTAGCTGCTTTATCTAAAAGCGCCTGCCTGTCTCTGTTTGCTTTGGCTCTGTCTAGAATTAATTCATTTTCAATTTTACCTGCCTTTTTCTTTTGGTCTGCAATCATTAGCGCAACCTTACCTTCCTTTGTTATTTCATCTATTAATTCCTTTGTGTTTTTTACAATAGCCATCGTAATTGCATTAACAGGATTTAAAGCCTTATTTAATCCGGTAATACCTTTTCCCGCATCTTCTAAAGCACCTGAAAAATCACCACTAAAAAGTTTTGATAATGCAGAACCCATAAACCCAAGACTTTTGACAACTTCGTCAACCTTATCCATTACAAATTCTTTTATGCTTTTACCAAAACCTTTTAAAGTTTCAATAGGTTCTGTAAATAATTTAATTAAACCACTTCCTAAAGCGGCTAGTCTATCCATAAAAACACCAACAACGGCCCCGACTACTTCCATAACTGCAGCCCATTTTTTTTGTCCTTCTTCTGAACGCGTAAAAGCAGCATACAAAGAAGCCATAATAACAACTAAAGCACCTAGCCCGGTAGAAATTATTGCAAGTTTCATTGTTTTAAAACCTTTGGTTGCGTTTTTTAAACCCTTAACCATTCCGCCAAATCCTGAAATAAGACCCCCGGTTTGAGCGTCTAATTTTCCAACAATACCTGAATAATCTACACTAGCTTTTTTAGTATTTACTAAATCTTTTGTCGCTTTTTTTTGTGAAGCAGAAAGTAATTTAGCACCTTTTTTTTCTAGTGTTATTTTTTGCTTTAATTGCTTAATATAATCTTTAGTATCTTTAATACGGTTTAATTGTTTAGGACCTAATTTTGATAAAGCCCTTTCCGCATCCAATAATTGCCCCTCCATTATCAGCAATTCATCATTTTGTTCTTCTACAGCCTTTGTAAGTTTGTCAACATTTTTGACTGCATCCGCCGTGGAAACTTTTACCGTGTAATCTTTTTCTATTGCCATTTTATATTGTTTTTAATCTTTTTAAAAGCGTCTTTTACATTTGTCGGTAATCCGTATTTTCCCTGAGCAATTTTAATATTCTCAGTTTCTCCGTTTGCAATCTTTAGTAAATCTAATATATTTTTTATCATACCTTGTTTAATAATTCCATTTCACTTTTTCCACTTTGTAAGTTTGTAGTGACTGAGTTAATAATATATTTTTGTGCGTTTATTTCAAAAGTATCATTTAGTTTAAAATCAAATAATATCCTTAATGGCAAATATGACGTTATCTTAGTTATTCTTCTGCTTGAATTAAAAACGTCTATAATGTAAGGCGAATGATAGGTTGAAAATAAAGTGTCACTAAATTCAGTCGTTCTAGTATATTCGTTTATTTCATTATTAAAATTTATATTTTGTTTTCCTGTTACAGAATCTAAATACAAACTATTTGATGGTATTGTGTAATTCGTTACTTGAGTAACAGAACTAGCACTTGTTATTAAGCTAATTGCGGTCATTCCTGCACTTCTTTGAATAGCATAAAAAATTAAAGGTTTTCCTATGTATGGTTGTTGATTTTCATTTACAGAATATCCCCATTGAATTGTTGTATCAACACTACCTGTAACGTTAATTAACCTTTCATATTTAAAATGCTCAAATGGTACTAGAACTTTATAAATCTCGGTAGAAGCATTATAATTAACGCCACCTGTTTGCCCTTGTGGGTCACCTGAATAACTTAATGCTCCCCAATTACTACCTGCTAACTGATTATGTTGTTTAGCTAAAAAACTACCTGTACCCTCATATCCATAAACAATTTCGTTGTAAGGTAACGCTACATTTACTTTGCTTTTAGTGGTGTCTATAAAACTAGATATATTATAATTTATTGGTGTATCATTTCCATTAATATCTGAATTTGTATAAT